ATTTTTCAAATAGAGAAATAATATATAGATTATGATTCAATTCAAATATACCATTGACATGCTAACAGTAGCTACTCCATCGAGTGGATACATTATAGGATATGACTTAGATGGCATTCTTAAACAAAAAGACACACTTGGTGTAATATCACAATTTGGAGGAGGACCAACAGGACCAACAGGATCGACAGGAGTAACCCCCTCTTTCTCAGATACACTATCTGTTAGTAACATAACAGGAACAAATGATATTGTTATGTCATTTAACCAATCCATACGTTCCGCAACAGGTGGGTCATATATCTCACTTGATGATAATGGATCAGGACCTGATACTTTGTTCAGAAGAAATGATTGACTTTTTATTTATGACAATATTAGAGGACTATTGTAAAATGTTAGATGATTACTCACTTTGATGCAAGTTTTCTAAAATCAGTAAGAACCTCATTAACAACTGGTCTCCATTTTTTATCTAATTCACTCCAAGTCCACTGTGACTTATCTCTTAAGTATTGTGGTTTGTCTTTGAAAGTTAAATCATCCCATATATAGTTTGCTTCAGAGAAATCAACAATCTTACCAAATTTGGCAATTTGTACACCAAACATGGGAATTCTTATTGAATGAAATAAACTCTTTATTCCAATATAATAGTCTCCTTGTTCTAATTTCTTTTTACACTTTACCCAAGAATTTGAACTGATGTGAGATATAGCATGTCTTAGTTTGGAACTATCTAACTTGAAGTCCCACTTAATATCCTCTTTTAACTTAGCCCAGTCTGGTGCAAAGATGCACTCAAGATTATTTATTCTGTGCCATTCTAAATCTTCTTTGAATTTTTTAGGTGTATATACGTGAATATTATATAACCCTCTTTTTAATCCAGGAAGCTCAGTTGATTCAACAGAGTTATTGGCAACCATTATTATATCCCAATCTGAATTAGATCCGGAGGTACCATATACTCTGGAACCAAAAATATAGATACAAAATACTCTACTTGGGTGAAGTCCAGATGCACTAATTATTTCTTCAGCTGTTGGTATCATTTAATAAATTGTCAATTTTTTTATCTCTGTTTATTCGTTTTAAGAAATTATCGTTGTAGTTATCAAATATATCATTGGGTATATTATCTAACTTATCTCTATATATCAATTTACAAGGATAAAATCCACTAGTCAACTCTTGACCAAATGGGTTTGTTGGATCTGGTGACTTTTGGAAACCTTTCCAAACTTCAAACTCATCCGTATCCTTGTTATAAAAGTATGCCCATTCACAAAATAGTGAATCCTTAATGAAGGATATTACATTCTCAACGATTCCAAATCCTGAGAAATCTTTAATCTTACACGCAATTAAAAATGCTTCACCAAGTCCACTTGGGTAAGAATCTGAATGATTATATGATGCTTCATATTTACCATTCTCAATAAATCCATATAGTCCTCTTGTGCTCATATTCCTAACTTCTTAATTTTACTATCTCTTATATCGCTTAAACTTTTCCAATATCCTCTGGTATCAAAATAATTTAATGTTATGTTACATTTATTTATATCATCGTAGAACATAAATGTCCAATCACCTTTTGTTTCTTTTGTGGCGACGATATTAAGTCTCATACCCTTTTTAATTTTTATCCAGTTGGGTTTTTGACTTGGATCACTTGTGTTTATGAATTTTCTAAATGATCCGTCATAATAGAAGTCTTTTGTAACTAAAACAGATTCTCCTGTATTTGGTACTTTATACTTTGTTCTATCGAATATGGCTGAACCATCTATCATAAATATCCTATATAAAGCAAATACACAAAGCATAGCCATCATTATGACTCCGAATATTAAACTGCCAAATTGAATATTCATTATACCAGTTGAAACAAATACTAACATGAAGATGAACTTCACTAATTCATTTTTATCTAACCAGATATTTAATCTATATAAATAATTTTTTAACAAGCTAAACATAGTGGGTCAAAGTTATAATTGGGTTGTAGTAATTCGTTTATTATAAATTCTCTTTGGATTCTAACCAAAGCATCACATGCCTCTTTTATTCTATTGGTGAAGTTAGTTTTTCTTTCTTGACTACGCCAATTCTTCTTCTCAGCATCTATCAAATTAGATTTTAGTCTATCTAAGTCACACAATTCATATGGATAATTCTTATCTAATGCAAACAATCTACCCTGATAGATGATTATATCATATCTAACAAACTCTTCAAGGATTTGGTAATGATTACCATTTGATAAAATTCTTATTTTCATTCTCCAAATAGACTGTCCAAAATACTATTTCTGTTAAACGATACATCTTCAAAGTTAGTGAATGGATGCCATTCAGTTCTGCCTTGTTCAGTCACTACCAATACGTGTAGTAAACCACTTCTTACTTGAGAGGATTCAACTGTGTAATAAGTGCCTTCTTTTAGATACTTGAATGTTGGATTGAAATTTGATACAACATCCTTAATACATTTAAATGATGTGCCCTTCTCAATACTCATTAAGTTTGATAACTTTGTATTGATAAAATTTGAGATATATTCAAGGTTAAGTTTCTTGAAATCTATCTTTGATTCTTCAATTACACCAACAATGCCCTTCATAAGACTCTCGGTTATTTGCATCTCTCTTGTAAAAGAGTTTTCCATATTCAGGGTCTCTCTTGAATACCAAAGAGTATCTGAAATAACTGAAATATCTATAATATCTAATTCCTTTTGGATTATATAATTGACAATTGCGATACTGTGTGTTTTGAATGATGAAACTTTATCATCACTTCTACGACCAGATCTTCTCCTTGAAGGTCTCCTTATCCATCTACCATTTAAGAGTTTATCGTACTTATCTGGGTCTTTTAGTATCTCGATAAATTGGTTTTCTGTTCTGTTTTTAAGATAAGTCTTGAACCTTTCCGAGGTACAGTTCTCAACAAGAATTGGCTTTAATTTTCGCCAAGTCATACCCTTTATAACTGGAGTTTGACTTGTCAACTCACATCCTTTTAAGAATTCATAAAATGCACCAAATCTATGTAACCCAACAGAGTTTAGAGCTTGGCTGTTCACCTCACCATCAATATATTTTTGAATAATTGGAAATTGTTTCTTAGCTTCTTTGAATGTTGCCAAGTTCTTTTCGATAATTTCGTAAGTTATCTTCATATCTTTTCGGATAATTTGATTATTGAATCTTTTACCTCGTTAAAGGACTTAATAGTTTTTTCTCTATAAATGATAGCTATAGATTTATTGTTAAAGGTTAATCCTTTAACAGACTCTCTCATTAATCTTTTAATTCTATTTCTATCAACTGCTCTTTTAAAAGTAGAAGAAGATACTGCAAAAAGTATCTTTGAATCAGATGATTCAACCCATTTGATAGCAATTATACCATTTGAAACTGACTTACCAGTTGCAAATAATCTATCAATTTCTTTCTTATCTTTTAGAGCATTCTTCATGTGATTACAAATATACGGAATATATGTTAAATAATCAAATATATAGTGTATGAAATATATTAAGGGATATACTGAATATATTGTAGAATTACAGAAATTCTTATCAAAATCGTCAGGTAGTGGTAGAACTAAGGAATTTGACATCGTATATGATGATCCATCATCAGCTAGGTCGACAAGTGCACGAGTACTGTTGAAAAATAAACTAGCGGCTGAGGAATTCATAGATAAGTTTGAAAAGTCTCCTGATTTGATTGATGTTAATGACTTAATGGAACTTCCACCAAAAGAAAGAAGAATGATTATATCTAAAAGTAATCAAAAATTCTTGAAAGAAAAGGAAAAAGAAGGGGAACTTAGATGTGAGTACTGCAATAGTGGTCCATTAAAGGTGTATGAGTTTTCTGAAAAATTCAATAAAGTTGATGGTGCAACCGCTGACCATAAAATACCAATATCTAAAGGCGGTCCAGTATTTGATCACACTAATTTGGCAGTTTGTTGTTATAAGTGTAATAACGAGAAAGAAGATATGAATTACGAAGATTGGATGAATAAAATTAAAAAGAGAAATGGAAACTAAAGGAATTATATTTGACTTATACGATACACTTATCTATTGTCCAAGGGAACTTAAAAAGAAGCCATACAAAAGATTTTTCAGTGATATAGGTCTAACGAAGAAAGAAATGGGTGATTGGGTTAATAGAGTAATGACTAATAACTTTGAAACATTTGAAGATATTAAAAAGGCAATAAACCCTGACCTTGAAATGGATTTATCTATATATCAACAAGATTTACAAGATGAGGTGATGTCAACAAGATTGTTTGATGATACTCTAAAGACATTAGAACGTTTAAAATCAAAATATAGAATATTCTGTCTTTCTAATTTAGCCACTCCTTATAAGACTTGTTATTTTGAGTTAGGATTGAATGACTTAATGGAGAAACCATTCTTCTCTTGTGATTTAGGTGATATGAAGCCTAATGCTTCATTTTATAATATGGTAGTTGAGTATTCTCAACTTTCACCAAAGGAGTTAATAATGATAGGTGATAATCCGGTATCTGATTATGAAGGGGCTTTGAATGCTGGTATTAAGGCAATACTAAAGAATAAGTCACTGTCAGAGATTACCATTAACTTGTAAAGACCCAGCACAAACTCTGTCGGAGTTTATTTCGTCTTTATATCCCCAAACATCACTGGTTATCATATGACAGGCATGATGTTTAATCTTTCCAGATTTCTTCATCTTATCAGCATATCCTCTAAATTTGAGGCTGTGTCCGTTTTGGTTGACCCAAGGACATTCTTTACACGGTTTTCTCGTACCTTTTGACATAAATTTCACAATCGTTTCCAGTTAATGTTTTGATAGTTATTCTTTCGTATTCTAACCCCTCATACTCATCAACTAATTTAATATACTTTTTGGGAATATAAACAATCGCACCACTGACGATCATAGATTCATCTCCCTTCACTGCTATTTTATAATATTCGCCATACATTTTAACTTGGACTATATCCCATCCAGAAATATAGTCCAAATCCATATCGACCTTGAATGTTCTTCCAAATACTCTTTTTTGAACATCCTCCATCCATAAAGTACCATATGAGAATATCTTATACATCGAGTATAGTGGATATTTTTTTATCTCTTATAATAGTTGGTATTGTTAATATAAAATCCCTTAAATTTCCAGTTAGATTTTCCTCAGATATTACATACTCCTGCTCATCATTAAATATTTCATAAATTTCTTTTATCTTATTCTTTCTATCATAAGATGGAAATCCATAGTCCGAATATTTAGAAGATGAAGATGAATATCCCATACTTGAATAATCATCCCATATTCTTGTGGATACTTTTTTTCTTCTTTTCCTGACCGTAAATGGATTAACACAAATAGAATCACTATCACTATCTTTTTTACTTAATGGTATTGTAACTATGTTACTAGTTGCATTCATTCTTTTAAGAGAGTCACGATCTGCATAACATTTAACTGTTAGTATGATGCAATGACTATGTCTTTCGATTTGTGGTGGGTCACCTTGTTTTGACATCCAATCCATTATCAGTCTTATACCATCATTTGTTTTACAATGGTCTATTACCAATTTATCCTTTATATACAAAGCCATTATCTACCGAATAATCTTTTTATAAATCCTTTATTTTTGAATTCCTCGTCCTTCTTTTCTTCCTCTATGTTTTTCTCACCAAGAACCTCGGTGATTTTCTGGTCTCTATATTCAGAAGTGTCTATACTCTTCAAAATGTCGTTATATACAGCTTTTTGATTTTTAACCATCAATGTCTTTTTCAAATGGTTGTTATATATCCATTCATATATTAATTTAACATTTGCATTTTGATTTGAGTTACATCTAACTACACCATCGACAATATTTTCATTATGAATATCTAACGTCTCGTATGATGTTATTTTCATAGTACTCATGTCGGTGTCAAGTATTATATCACACGTAAATTTTGTTTTACCATCTGGTGACATTGCTTGATACTTATGTCTCGTATCACTATTGAAAATAGATTTAGAGGGCTCCCATTTCAAATTCCCACTGATTGTTGACTTATAAACTGTGTCAACAATGTTTGATATCATTTCCTTTGTCATTTTTTATTTTATCTAAAATTTTTGAAATCCTTATTCTTCTTATTTTTTCCTTATCTATTACTATTGTTTGTATTGTATTTGGATACAATGTAGCAAAGTCTAAATTTAGTATCGGCATTATAGATTGAATAATTCTTTATAGTTAGTAATCTTACTCTTTTCAGTTCTCACAAATATATGTTGAGGTCCCAATTCAGATGTTGAACTCAATCCCATCGCACCTAATACCTCTTTTACTTCGTGTATAATACCGTTGTGATAATTAGCCACTCTGACCTTTTTATCAGTTGGATCCAATCCTTTTGTCAATGTTTTGTTTTGAGTTGCTATTCCAACAGGACAAGTGTTTTTATTACACTCACGTGCTTGAATACAACCAAGACTTAACATAAAGGCTCTAGCCGCATTAACTGCGTCTGCTCCAAGTGATATAAGTTTAATAATATCAAAACTATTTGAAGCCTTACCACTTGCTATAATTCTTACTTGGTCACGTAAACCATTTGCTTTTAGTTGTTTATTTACAAATATTAAAGCGTCAATCAATGGTGTACCAATACTGTTGGTAAAAACTAACGGAGCTGCTCCTGTTCCACCTTCACCACCATCAATCGTTATGAAGTCTGGGTATGTATTAATTCGTTTCATTGTTTCAATCAGTGTCTTTACTTCTGATTCATCACCAACACACATTTTAATTCCAATTGGTTTACCTCCACTCAACTGTCTGAGTTTCTTAACAAATTTCAGCATTGTCTCTGGACTATTGAATGCTGTGTGATAAGGTGGACTCATTACATCTACACCTGGTTCAACACCACGTATCTTAGCAATTTCGGGAGTATTCTTCTTAGCTGGTAAGATACCACCGTGTCCAGGTTTGGCACCCTGTGATAATTTGATTTCTATCATTTTAACCTCTTTACGAGTTGCATTTTTCTTAAATGCATCATCATCGAAGAACCTCTTACCATTTACTGTCTTACCAGCTCCAAAGTAACCAGTTCCTATTTGAAAACAAATATCACCACCTTCTTCTAAGTGATATGGTGATAAACCACCCTCACCTGTGTTTTGGTAGAATCTGTCAATTTTGGCACCACCATTTATTGATTTAACTGCGACATCTGATAAAGCGCCATAACTCATTGCACTTACATTGAATATACTTGCATTGTATGGTTGTGTACACCATTTTGAACCAATATAAATTCTTGGTTCTGATATGCTATTATAGTCTTTTGGATACATTGAATGTTTTATGAACTCATATCCATTTTGGTATACATCTACTTGTGTTCCGAATGGAGTTGTGTTAATATCTTTCTTTGCCTTTTGATAAACATCAGACCTTCTTTCACGATTGTATGGTGTTCCATTTGTATCGTGTTCGATAAAGTATTGTTGTATCTTACTCCTTTCATGTTCAAATACCCATCTTAATCTACCGATTAGTGGGTAATTTCTCAACAAGGTGTGTTTGGTTTGGGTCATATCTCTTATGACCACGGCAAGTCCAATAAAGGACAAAGATGAAAAAACAAGAGGTATCCAAAATACTTCTGTGTTTTTTGTTAAAACTGTAATAAGGGTTAAGATTAGGGTTGACAATAGAAATATTGTCAAAATTTTGTTTCTAGTTAGATTACTCATAATAATTGCAATATATTACAAATATATGAATAAATTACCAGATGACAAAATTATGTACTTGATATTACAAACTTCTTCTTGTTTTCCCTTTTGATTAGCTTAACTGGAAAGCCCCATAGATAATTAACATATGGTAGAACTTTATCTACATACTTAACATCCAACTCTTTATTATTCTCAGGGAAATACTCAAGGGTAATAGTTCTATCACCATAGACATCAACGCTATATACTTGTATATCAGGGATATATCTACTTCTGTTATAGAACTCAGATAGGTTTCTTCTAACTTCTTTATATCCCTTTTCATTATGAATTGAAGATACCTCATAATAATCACTTGTAAACTTATCATCTATTGAGAATAACTTCATATCTCTTATTACTTTAGGTGATAGGTATTGAAGAACAAATGTTTCATCTTTGAAATTCTCAACGATATATCTAAATGTTTCTTGCCAGTTAGGGTTACCAGCAACATCAGGGAACCACTGTTTGTCTTCCTCAGTAGGATTCAATGACATTCTTTTTAAGTCATTGAAAATGTTAAATCCTAATGTATATGGATTTAGACCTGAATACCATTTTGAATCAAATGGTGGTTGATAGATAACATTTGAGTGATTGTGAAAAAACTCCATCATAAAACCATCTTCAAGATATCCTTCTTCATACATTTTATTAATGATCTCATAATGAGTAAATGTAGCACACCCTTCATTGATAACCTTTGTTTGACCTTGTGGGTAGAAATATTGAGACACCTTTCTAACGATTCTTACAATTTCTCTTTGCCACTCTTTTAGTTTTGGTGAGTTTTTCTCAATAAAGTAAAGAATATTCTCTTCTGGTTGATTAGGAAATCTACTAGATTTCACTTTTGATTCGTTTGAAGATGGTGGTAGAGTTCTCCAAATATCATTTAATAAGACTCTATCATCTTCTAATTTCTTTTTAAGTCTTTCACTCTCTTCACTTGGTGTTAGTTTACGAGGCTTTTTGTATTTATCTACTCCATAATTCATAAGAGCATGACAAGCATCTAATGTCATTTCAACTTCTTCATATCCATACTTCTCTTCACATTTAGCAATATAATTCTTAGCAAAGACCATATAGTCTATGATAGAGTCTGCTTGTGTCCATTGTTTGAATAAGTAGTTGTTTTTGAAAAAATGATTGTGTCCATAGGCGGCATGGGCTAGAACTAATACCATTAGACAAGTTGTATTGTCTTCCATGTTGTATGAGATACAAGGATTCGAGTTTATTACCAACTCATATGCTAATCCCATTCTACCTTTTTTATACTGATTTTGATTCATCACAAAGTCTTTTCCGAACTTCCAGTGATTATATGATATAGGCAAACCTATAAGTGAATAAGCGTCAAGCATTTGCTCTGACGATACAACTTCAAATTGGTTTGGGTAGGTATCTAAGCCTAAGTAATCCTTGGCTATTCTCGAAACTATTTTATCAGCTTCTATTATTGTTTCCTCGTTCCAATCGGCTTTCGAAAACAGTTTTTTCAGTTCGCTCTTCTTCATTTAACTTAATCAGTATTTTTTTAATACTATTGCTCCTTCTATGAGTCTTTTGCTTGGGCATTGCCGGTGTCCAGTAGTCCTCATAAGACGTAGTATTATTTTCTATAATATTATTATACACCATTTAGTATATATTATACTGATAATTCTAAATTAGGTTTTAATTTCTCCTTTAGTTTGATTAAATTAAATATCTGAGAGTTTGAAAGACGTGGGAATTTTCTTTTATTATTCATTAACCAGTTAAGGTCAAGTATTCTTTGACGAGCGTGTACAACGTAGAATGAAACGTATTTCAATCTACTGGATTCTATCTTCTCAAGATCAGTTAAAAGAACTTTTTCAAATTCCTCTTCTGACATTTCTTTGAAGAATGACCTTGCCATGTTTTTTGCACGTGTATCTATATCCTTTTGGATAATTGTTATAGCGATACCATCGACCAATGATTCGGATATTCTCCTATCAATAAATGACATTACACTTTCTTTCTTCATCCTACAAAGATACGAAAATATTTTAAAATAAAAAAGACCCAAATTAAATTTGGGTCTTTTTTGTTATTTAATCACAGTTACGTGACCAATTAAATCGTGTACTTTCGCACTATCCTTTTCTTTAGCGTGTACCTTCCAAACATACACATCTTGTTGTACTATCTTACCTTGATAAGTTCCATCCCAAGGAGTTCCTGTCTTAGTAGAGTAGTAAATCATCTCACCCCATCTATCGAATATCCAGAACTCATAGTAGTCATATCCCATAACAACTGGAGTGAATGTCTCATTCCTTCCATCACCATTTGGTGTAAAGGCATTTGGCACATAGATTGAGAATACATCACTTATATAAATTGTAGAATAAGCTGTATCTACACATCCATGTTGAGTTGTTACAATCAACTGTACTGTAAATGTACCAGTATCTCCATAAGTATGTGTTGGTTGCATGTTATTAGATGTAACACCATCACCGAAGTTCCATTGATATGAACCAGCTGAACTAATGTTATTGAATGTAACTAAAGGTTCCATTATGTTAATAACCGGTGGAGTTACAGTAAATGCTGCAACTGGATTTGGATAAACATTTGCAACAACGTTACTTGATGTTCCAGTACACCCATTTGCATCAGTTACGAATAATGTTGCATTGTATGTTCCTTGTACTGGGAATGTTTGTGTTACAACACAGTTGTTGTATGGTATTCCATTTATATTCCAAACACAATTTGTTACACCAGGTGTTGTGTTTGTATAAGTAACTGTTAATGGTTCACATCCAGATAATGGAGTTGTTGAATAAGTAACAGTTGGATTTGGATTAACTGTAACAACAACAGTTGCGGTTGCATTTGGAGAACATCCATCAGATGCAGTAACAGTATATGTTGTTGTATTTGTTGGGTTAACTGATATAGTCTGACCTGCACCACCTGGTGACCAAACAAAACTATATGGAGCACCATCTCCACCATTTGCTATTGCGTTAAGTGTTGTTGATCCACCAGCACATATATTTGTTGGTGTCGCACTTGCATTAACAGTTAACGGAGGATTAACTACCACGTTAGTTGAACCATTAATAGTACATCCGTTCGCATCTGTAACTTGAACTGTATAACTTGTTGTAGTTACAGGAGATACAGATGTGTTCTGTGTTGTTGCACCACTTGTCCAAAGGAATGTATAAGGTGATGTACCACCACTTGGATTTGAATTAAGTGTTGATGACTGACCAATACAAATTGTACCTGGTGTTGAAGAAGGAGATACTGTTAACGCTGATGGTTGTGTAACATTCATACCTGATAGTGTGAAGTTACATCCGTGGTTATCAGTTATTACAACTGAATAAACACCAGCACATAAGCTAGTTGCTGGATTTGTTGTCTGACCATTTGACCACAAATATGTATATGGTGCAGTACCACCTGATGGAACTAATGTTATCTGACCATTGCATAACCCATTACAAGTTACATTTGATATAACTGATGTAGATGAAATTGCAGTTGGTTGTGTTAGAGTAGCATTTGTTGTAGCAGTACAACCATGAGAGTCTGTAACTGTTATAACATAAGCACCCGCTCCTAAAGAAGGGAAGCTTGATGATAACTGATTAGGACCTCCTATTGAATATTGATATGGTGCAGTACCACCTGATGCTGTAACAGTTATTGAACCATTTGTACTACCAAAACAAGTTGGGTTTACAGATGAAGATACTGATAAAGATAGAGCAGTTGGTTGTGTAATATTAGCAGATGCTACAGTAGTACATCCTTTGAAGTCTGTTACTGTTACGTTATATGTTCCAGCTAACAATCCTGTTGCAGTTGGTGTTGTTTGAACAGGTACAGTACTCCAAGAGTATGTGTAAGGACCCGTACCACCTGATGGTGTTGCACTTGCTGAACCATTGTTACCACCATTACAAGAAACGTTGGTTGTTGTTATTGCTGTGGTTAATTGAGTTGGTTGTGTAATAGTAACTGTTGATGTACTCTGACAAGAGTTTGCGTCTGTCACAGTAACAGTATATGAACCAGCTACTAATCCAGTAGCATTTGATGTTGTCTGACCATTTGACCATAAGTAAGTAAACGGACCAACACCACTTGTTAATGTTGTATTAGCCGAACCATTGTTACCTCCAAAACAAGATACATTTGTAAAAGATGATATTGATATTGACGGAGTACCAGGACTTGTTACTGTAACTGTGTTTGTTGCAGTACATCCACCAACACCAGTGATAGTAACTGTGTAAACACCTGGTAATAGGTTAGTTATAGTTTGAGTTGTCCCACCATTAGACCATAAGTAAGTATATGGTGATACACCACCTGATGGGTTTACACTTGCTGAACCATTAGCAAGACCACAAGTTGAAATTGTAGAGCTAGTGGTTGATGTTATCTGTGTAGGTTGTGTGATTGTAACTGTCTGAGTCTTCACGCATCCCTTAAAGTCGGTAACTGTGCAAGTATATGTACCAGCTACTAATCCAGTAGCAGTTGGTGTTGTCTGAACTGGAACTGTGTTCCAAGAATATGTATAAGGACCTGTTCCACCTGCTGGTGTTACAGTTGCTGAACCGTTATTACCACCAAAACAAGTTACGTTAGTTTGTGTGCTTGTAGTAGCTAATAAAGGTGGTTGAGTAATTGTCACTGTAGCAGTTGCAGTACATCCAGAACTTGTTACTGTTACTGTGTATGTGCCTGCTACTAAGTTCACTGCGGTTTGTGTTGTTTGTCCATTAGACCATAAGTAAGTATATGTACCACCACCAACACCAGTAGCAGTTACTGAACCATTGTTACCACCATTACAAGACACATTGGTGCCTGTCGCGGTTGCAGTTATTGATCCAGTTGTTGAAACTATAGCGGTCGCAGTTGCGGTACAACCACCAACACCAGTTACGGTTACTGTGTATGTCCCAGCACCAAGACCAGTTGCAGTTTGAGTTGTCTGAACTGGAACTGTGTTCCAAGAATATGTATAAGGACCAACACCACCTGATGGGTTAGCTGTTGCTGAACCATTCAATAAACTACAAGTTGCTGAAACAGTTGTTGTAGTTACTGTGATTGGTGTGGGTTGAGTAATTGTTACTGTATTTGTCTTTGTACATCCTAAAGCACTTGTCACTGTTACTGTATATGTACCAGCAGGTAAGTTAGTTGCAGTTTGTGTTGTTTGAACTGGAACAGTGTTCCAAGAATAAGTATAAGGACCTGTACTTCCAGTTGGGTTAACTGTAGCACTTCCATTTGTGCCACCATTACAAGTTACGTTAGTAGATGTAATTGGAGCAGTCATTGCTACTGGATTAGTAATAGTTACTGTAGCTGTAGAAACACAACCATTAGCATCAGTAACGGTACAAGTATAAGTACCAGCTGATAGATTGGTTGCAGTTTGAGTTGTTTGAACAGGGACAGTATTCCAAGAATATGTGAAAGGAGCAACTGCACCACCACCTGGTGTTACTGTTGCTGAACCATTTGTACCACCGAAACAAGTTGGATTAGTACCAACTGCTGTTGCGGTACAACAAGACATTGATGCTGCGAATTGAACGTTAGGGTCACCAGTACATGCAACAGATGTCCAAGATCCAGACTCACCATCACCCGATGTATTGATTGATATGTTTAAGTTTGTACAACCCGGCGTACAAGTTGATTTTGTTTTTATAGACCAACAGAAATTCCAGTTAGGAGTTGAACAGTTGTCACCATAGTTGTTACCTGGATTTGCATCTGCGGGTATGTTATAGTTGAATGCGAATCCTGGTCCCCAAGTTGAACTGTTTGCTGAACTTGTCCAAGAATTATACCAAGCCCAATATCCACTTCCTGAACAAGAAGGTGGAGGGGTTGTGGTTAATGTAGTTAAATCCCATCCACAACCAAATGTATATGTTAAACCGTGTAGCCAGTTAGCACTAACTTGGGTATATGATGTGATGTGATAACAAAAGTTAACTGTTGTGCCTGGAGGATATGTTCCGCCAACAGGAGCTGGTGATACAGTTAAATTACCAATCTGTAAACAGTTGTTACAGTCGTTACTGGCACTAACAGACATATTAAAGTTACCAGCTGATGTACTATTCATACCACTTACTTGAATATAATATGTTTGTCCAGGAGTTAATGGTTGGAACAATGCTGAGTTGTTACCAGCTACTGTTCCATTGTTGTCACAATTAAAACCAACTAAGCTACCACAAGATCCGGTCCAAAGTGTAATCGCTGGACTTTGTAAAACTGGAACGGCACCAGGTGTGATATTTATACTAACTTGGTTACCTGATGCAACGAAGCTATACCAAACATCCATAGCAGGACCTGGTTGATTACCAGTTGTTTGACAGTTTAATAGAGTCGTATAAGGCATTGGATATGTTGCTCCAATGTTTGTACCTGATACGTTGACGGCTGCACCGACACCTGATGGACATGCCGCTGGTGTTGGTAATGTACCTAAATTCTGAGCCGTATTACAATTATCATTAGCTGGTACTTGTGCCCAAGAAATGAGAGTTGTAAGTAAGAAAGAGGTAATTAGTAGTAGTTTTTTCATACTTTTGTTTTTGTTTTATTATTTTTCTATATGTTGATAAAATGCAATTAGAAAACCATCATTTGTTAGATGAAAAGTTGGATATGTATATTTTGGATCTCTATCATCCACATAAAGTGATGGATTGATATTGTTACCAAGAATATACAATTCTTGTGCTGATAATAGTTCTATCTTTAATCCATTATCAAATGTTAAGATAGTTCGATGTGTTTTACTTCTGTATGACTCCATATCAGCGGTTTGTATCGCTGACTCATACTTTGGTAAATCAGTAGTGGTAACCGTTCCTTGGTTAACTACATTAAATGTTTTTTGTTGTGAATATGACATCAAGCTGATTATCATAAACACCATAAGTAAAATTAGTTTCCTCATAAATTTTAAATTTTTTAAGTTTTTTAGGCGTTAATTATAGTTATATATCGGATCAAAAAATATGTTTTTACCAGGTCTGCAAATAAATTCATCACCAATACCAATGCCAATATAGGATATATTGATGATAATAGTAAATTATTTTTCATTTAAATGAGTGAAGGGTTCGTGCAATTTAGCAAACGGTTTAGTTTGTAATCTCTTGTCCAAATCTTATCATCAATATTTATTGATCGAATAATCCGGTCTATTGAGTACTCCACACCTTCAACACTTACTGATAATTTTTGAGTGGATGGTACCATGTATAGAGTTGATAAAAGTTTCTTCTTCACCGCAAATCTCATTGACAGTGAATTGTAAAACTTATCTTTTGGGTATATAATTGATAAAGAGTTACCATCTGAGATATTATATCTTAGCTTAATATTTACCTTCATATCAGTTGGTTCACCATCTGAGTGAATAGGTATATCATAATCGAGTTGTATTTTCTTATAAGAGAGTTTACTTACTCTTACTTGACCAACCTCTTTTATCGATTGAACGGTAGTTCGATTCATCCTTAATTGTTTCTAAATAAGACATTAATTTAAGTAGTTCAGTATCATTGGTTTGATAAACAAAGGGACTGATATGTATTAGATTCCCATAGTTATTTACTGCGGTCTCTACAATATCATCTACAATTAAAATTCTTTCCAGGTCATACCCAAATGACTTATGTACTTTATTTAAAGTCTTAATTCCATAATACTTCATTTTCTCATAGTCATACTTCACAGTACATCTTTCTCTTGTCCAAAAGAACTCAAGATCTTTTATAGGTATTCCAGCCTTTTCTAATATAATTGTTGCATAGTCTGGACTTGCCGATGTCCATATTGCAACTTTGAAATTCTTGAAAGCATAATCCATAAACTCACTAAGGAACGGTCTCTTCCTTGTGAAATACCAATAGGTGGGATCGGTTGACCAACCACCACCTCCAATTGGAAACTTGAAGTCATAAACACCTTCATCATAATAGTCAGAATCCTTAGCGGTCTCTGTATGTATAAGTGTTTCGTCTAAGTCTAATATAAGTAATCTGTTTAGGTCCATCTTTTCTTTCTCTTTTTTGGTAAAAATTTATCACCCATTAATAAAACTATACCCATCAATCCACCACCAACGTGTGCGAAGTGTCCTATTCCATCACCTTGTGAGAAGAATCCAAGGTATATTTCAACTGCAAATAAAATTGATATAAGATATTTAGCTCTCATTCCTAATATACCGAAGAAGTAAAGCTTTTCATTTGGGTGAAGTATTGTAAACATTAACATTATACCATAGATAGCACCAGATGCACCAACCATTGGAACAGATGATTTAATCATAAACATATGTAACAATGCGGCTCCGAGTCCACACAATAGATAGTAAACTATAAATTTAGTTCTACCAAGGAAGTCCTCAACAGCGGGTCCAATAGAGACCAATGCTAACATATTGAATAGTAAGTGGAATATACCACCATGTAGAAATTGATGTGTTAATAACTGATGAAACATAAATCCTTCTTGTGGAAAGAGTGCAAATGTTTCATAAAATGGTAGACCCACTAACTGGCAAACAATCCCTATAATGAATATAGAGACATTTGCATAAAATAATTGTTTTACTGTTTTAGATGATTGGAACATATTTAATTTATTATAGAATTTAATTTAATTTCTCTTAACTCGCTAACTGTTGGTTCTCTGAATATAGATTTCCCGCTAACACTGTGTCCTTTTTGAAATATAGATTCGGACTTTATTTGTTTTTCAACACCATCTACAAATACGCTATCAATGTAACAATACACTTCCTCTGTTGATGATGGTTTGAATAGTCTCAATGAAATGATATCTCCTTTTTTCAAAGGAAGTTGAATAATAAATGAATCATCCAATAAGTCAATATTGTCATATCTGTCATTTATAAGGCAAAAAACAAAATCATCCAGTAGAACAAACAAAGACTTTTGTTGTAGTTTAGGATCTATGTTTCCGGGAATATAATTCATTATTTTCGATTATCCATTACTACTCTCTTACACGCATTACAAACGATAACTGGTCCGTCTTTAGTCATGACAACATTCCTATCACATTTACCCTCACAGTCTTTTGTACCAACTGGGGCATACTCTGATAAGTCTGTCTTTCTTTCTCTGGAAAATCTTTCTCTATCTTTTAGATGTTTCATTGAGTATATATTTTTTACAAATATACAAACTTTTTTCAAAATAAAAAACTAAAGAATCTTCTTCATTATTAGGTCTCTTTTTATAGATTTTAATTCAGATGCTAAATAGTCAGTCTCGACCAAACCAACAGATGAAAACTGTGCTATCCATTTTTCTAGAACAGCATTGTTTATTTCTTTTTTGTTATAATTAACCCAATCTTCACTAATATATGATGGCATCCTTGAAACATCGTAGACTTTATCAGTCTCATCATATAAGTAAAAGTAATCACCATTTTTATCTCTGATAAATATTGTTGACATATTGGTTATTGTGTGGTGGTTTACTTCTGAACCATGTACCAAAACTTCCCAGTTTGGGAAATTAATTTCCTCCATCATTTAATATAGAATCTATTTTTTTATCTCTTATGTAATGTTTGATAGACATAATTTTATTATATGTCCTTATCTCCATCTTACCTTGTTCTCTCTCGTATATCTCAAAGTATTCATCAATGTCACTTATTGTAATTGGAGTTGGATCACCATTCTCTAAATTAAATGAGTGTACTGGCTCATATTCTGTTGTTTCGATTATATTAAAAAAGTAGTGACCATTTTCTTCCAATATCACATACCACAATATTGGATGGAATGGTGAATATCTACTACATATATGGTCAACAATTGTCATCATTTAAATTTCTTCTTTAACTCTGATAAGTCTAATAAGTACATATCTTTAGGATCAGTTGCTTTTAGAACTTCAATCTCATCCTTTTTCAATTTGAAATCCTCTTTTAACTTATCGAATAATTCTTTTGTTAAAGAGTAAATTGGCATCCTAAGCAAGTAATCAAATGAGTCTTCAATCTTTTCTAATCCAATTTGTTCTATCTGAGCTATTATTTGTTGTTTAGGTACATTATTAATCTTTATCTTTTCTTCAAGAATAGCTTTTATAAACCTACCTCTGTTGCTTAACACTTTCAATTCGTGATTCAACTTAGATAGCATATAATCTTTTCTCTTATGATAATAAGTCAATCTGAAATCAACAAAGTATTGAATAATATCACTAACGGTTTCAAATATTTTTAATTTACCGTTCTCATCTAATGTTGAATAGATTTCCGTTTGAGATTCCTCTAGTTTTAGAAGTTTGAATAATTTATCATCATCATATTTTTCTAAATCAACTCTTGTGAATTTAATTGTATAGTCAACATTATCTTTACAATTATCATCATAAGAAACTATGTCCTTATTCTCAACAAGCTTGTCTAATATTTCTTCATACTTTTCATATGTCATAGAAGGTGGTAACTCTGTTATTCTAACAGTTGATGTGTTTAGTCTTTCAAACTTACCTCTTATTATCCATCTTTTATTATTATCTGGATCAACAGTATATGTACCGCTAAATCCATTTAAGCTAGGATTAACTTCTGTTGCTCTTTTTCCACCTAAAACCTTGACACAAGAATCAATTATATCTCTAACATTTCTATTTAGAATGTTTGAGGCAAATCCAACCGCGATACCAGATCCACCATTTATTAATACAGTTGGTATAATTGGTAAGAAAAACCTAGGTTCAATTGACTCACCTTCTTCTTCCTTATAATCTAATAATTCAAAGTCCTTATAAAGAAGTCTAAAATTATCCGATAATTTAGTTTCGATGTATCGTGGCGCACTGGCTTGTGGTGATCTTAAGGAACCGAACTGACCGATTTCTTCTAGAAGTGGTGCATTGTTTTTAAATCTTTGAGCAATGTTTATTATCGCATTTGATAAACTGGCATCACCGTGGTGATAGTAACAATCACTTGCAACTTTACCAGATAACTGGAATACTTTAAGTGACTTTTCATTTCCTGTCTTCCAAACTTGATTGGATACGTGGATAACCTTTCTTTGAGTTGGTTTAAATCCATCAATTACCGAAGGAATTGCTCTACCTTCAACTACATACATAGCGAATTCTCTATACTCATTTGATAAGAATTCTGTTATAGACTTTTCAATCATCATAAATTTATATATAACAAAAACCAATTTTTGTTTTTTATGAAGAAATTTAGTCAAATTAATGAACACAAGGAAACCTTTGATCCAAAAGAACTTGAGATGGGTATAAAAGTGGAATCAGAGCATGGTGACATATATGAATACCTTGATACATATCTTGAAACTTGGAATATTCAAATGCCTTGTAAAAAAGAAGAATTCTATGAAAGAATAGCAAAGGCTCACTTGAGAGAAATTCCTGACTATTATAGTAGACTTTCAAAAATGGAAAAAGATGCAGACAAATGAAATATCTAAGAAAATTTAATATATCGGAAGCTATTTCTCCTTCTGAAAAGGAGGAGATAGAAATGATATCTGATATATTTCAAGATATTATTGATGAGGGATATGATTTTAAAATCAGACCAAATCAAAGGCATATAGAAAATGATATTGTATTCGGTGTTCAATATAATATTGACATAGCTGGAATCAGTAATGACTTTTCAGATGAAGAATATTATCATAAGAACTACGATATTTCTAAAATTGTTATAAATAACATAGAAAGACTAGAAAAAATGGGATATGAGATAATTTATAGAAATATTACTAGCACAATGACAAACGCAATAACATCATTGAGTTGTAAAATACAGTTTTGGTCAAGAATCAAAAGACATCAACCAAGAATGTCAGACACGGATGTAATAGCAGAAGGAAAAAATCATAAGTAATATGATAATTGAGTCAGCATCATTCCCTTTAAAATATGGATTCACATATAACGAAGACTTTGATGAGTTCAACAAACCACATAATGATGGTATAATTATTATATGGGAGAAAAGAGGTAAGTGAGAACTATCATATACAGATGGTGATGATTACCAGTACTTTCTTGGTAAAGGAACTGAAGAAGACATCGAGAGAATGTTAGTAGTGTTCACAAGGGATAGCAAGATAGACACCATTTTAGGATAAAACAAAGTTCTTGTTTTTCCATATATAATTCAAAACTTATAAATTTTAATGTCAATCGATAAGAAATTTAAGAAATTATCAGATATTGATCACGTATTACAGCGACCTGGGATGTATATTGGGTCAATTAAGCCACACACCGCATCTAAATGGATAATTGGTGATGATAGTAAAATGGTTCAAAAGGAGGTCACCTATAACCCAGGATTCCTAAAGATATTCGATGAGATTGTTACAAACTCAGTCGATGAAAGTAAAAGAAAAGGATCCAAACTTAACATAATAAAAGTTGATATAAACAGAGACACGAATACTATATCCATATGGGATAATGGTGGTATTCCAGTTGTTAAACACACAGAACATAATGAGTGGATTCCAGAGATGATATTCTCTAATCTAAAGGCTGGTTCAAACTTTGATGATACAGAAGAAAGGAGCTGGGCAGGTACAAATGGTGTTGGTTCAACACTAACTAATATTTACTCACTTAAATTTGATGTAACAACTTGTGATGGTGTGAATTACTTTACACAAACATTCTCTGATAATATGAGAGAAAGAACTCCAGCTAAGGTTAAGAAGATGTCCAAAAACCATACAGAAATATCATATATTCCTGATTTACAAAGATTTGGATTGGATTCAATTGATGACGACCACTTTAAGATGATAGAAAAAAGAGTATGGGATATAGCAGCATGTAATCCATCACTTAAAGTCTATTTCAATGGTAATTTAATTAATATGAAAACCTTTGAGGACTATGTTAAACTTTACGTTGGTGAATATTTCTATGAACAAAAGAAAGATAAAACTTGGTCAATTGCTGTATCATTATCTGAAAATGGATTTCAACAAGTAAGCTTTGTAAACTCTACTGAAACATATGATGGTGGCACACATGTTGATTATATTATGAATCAAATAATATCATCTCTTAGAGAATTCTTCCTTAAGAAACATAAAGTAGATGTTAAACCATCTGAGTTGAAAAACCATATGTTTCTTTTCCTTGATTCAACCGTTATAAACCCATCATTCTCATCTCAAACAAAAGAGAAGTTAATCACCGAGATAAAAGATTTCGGATCAACATTTGAAGTGTCAAATAAATTGATACAATCAATATTGAAGTCCGAGATAGTAAACTCAATATTAGATTGGATTCAACAAAAGAAGAATGCTGAAGATAGTAAACTACAAAGAGAATTAAACAAAAAATTATCAAAGATAAAAGTTGATAAACTAATCGATGCTAAAGGTAAAGACAGATGGAAATGTTCATTAGCTTTATTTGAGGGTGATTCAGCGGCGGGTGCATTTAGAAAATATAGAGTACCTGAACTAATGGGTGCGTTTGCATTAAGAGGTAAATTTATAAATGTATCTGAGATGACAAATTCTAAACTTGTTCAGAATGAAGAGGCAGTAAACCTAATGGCTGCAATAGGTCTGAAGTTAGGTCAAAGTCCTGACCTTAGGGATCTTAGATATGGTAGAATATTATTCTATACTGATGCTGATGTCGATGGTAACTCAATTTCTGGACTTCTATTAAACTTCTTCCATAAATATTGGCCAGAGATGTTTGATAGAAAGATGATATACAAAGTTGAGACTCCAATTGTTGTTGCTATTCCAAAGAAGTCTAAGAAGGACAAAATACTATTCTATACACAAACGGAATATAATGATTGGTCTGCTAAAAATGACCTAAAACAATTTGAGATAAAATATAAAAAAGGATTGGGAGCTCTTGTTGATGATGAGTATGATGCTATCATAAATAAACCTAAGATGACTTTAATAACCAAAGATGATGTCTCAAATGAATCTTTGGATATTTGGTTTGGTAAAAACTCTGACCTCAGAAAAACTGAGTTGTTGAAGTAACATCCTAAACTAATACATTTTTTTCGTATATTAGCATGATGAGAACTCGTGCTTGGCGCAGACATATGGAAGAAGTTGTTGTTGTTAGGAGGTTGAAAAACGTCATGCACGGTAGATGGTATTATTTTCACAATAGAAATAATGTGAGAATAGGAAATCCAATTTGGTCTGACTTTGTTGGATTAGATAGTCAGCATATGTATAAAACATATACAACTAAATACAACGATAGTAAGTTCAAAGTTAAATACTCTCCAAATAAGACAAAGGGATATTGGAGAGGCGACATAAATAGAACAAGAGATAAAGTACAATTTAAAAAAATGTTGGATAAGGAGTATGGACTTAAACACTTTAATACCAAATAGTAAAGACGAAAGATGGTCTGTCAAAGGAAAGTATCTGAGGTATATGAAGTATACCAATATTCCGGTTGCTTACATATCTGATGATGGTGTAGTTTTTATCTTCTTAGACCTAAGAATAATTAGACCCATTTCTAAGTTAATACCACATTTGGTTAAAATGGGTGTGAAATTCTATTTTGAACCACCTGATATGTCAAACCCAGGTGTTGATATGAGTGATTATCACAAAAGGGTTATTAAACACTATTTGTACTCATATGCTGATAAGCATATGTATGCAAGTTTGAAAAAAATTGATTATGATTTAGTAAAGAACATGGTTAGCTTTTGTGATGAATATAACTGCCATGAGTACCTAAAAGAATCATTTGAGGAGATAAAAAGGATTGTTATGAGAACCGATATAGATTGGTATACTAACAGAACTACATTTGACTACCCAGATGAAATTCGTTCAAACTTTGAAAATCTCTATCGAGATATACAAATCAGCAAGATAATTTAATATATACAACTATGAAGTCTACGCAGGATAATCTACGATTTATAGTTAACGAAGAAGCTACCTTAAACGCTGATAAGAAAGAAAAGAAAATAGAATACATTGTATCTAGACCAGGTAGAACTGCCATTGAGAGGATAGGCATAACAGTTGACATAAAGTTAAGTGTTTCCGATAAACTTCCATTAAATAGAGAATATGTTCTTTGGATAAGACCGACTACAATACAAAAGATAAAGTTCTCAGACCTAAAACATTTATTAGATATTGAGACATCTGGTCAAGCCAAAGAAGAACTTATAATATACAACACTACATCTAAAAAGTATCCATTTGCTGTTGCGAGACTTGGTACATCTACTACTATGGTAAGACAATTACATAGAGTTGCTGGATCAAAACGTGGAGAACATTTTAGAGAAACCGCATTTATAATAACTTTAGCTAAGTTGGCTTGGGTCAACAAAGGAGTTAAGATACCTATTTACTCTAATAGAGGTTTGATAAAAATGGACTATTATAATAAGTCAGCCGTTATCTCTAAAGATGAAAGAGGTGAGTTTAGAAATCTATATGATGAGTATATGGAACAGAATAAGTCCACATATAAAGTCATGCTTACTCAATGTGAAAAACTTATTAAATATCTAGGTGATGAAATATCAAATATTAAATACATCACCAAGAATGAATCTAAGTTAATTATAAATCTACTTGCAACAAGACTTCTAAAAGACGCAGGTAAATCAACAACACTAGCGAAATGGAACCCAAGTGATATTTGGATAGCATTCAATGACCACGAGGAAGATATGAAGTTCAATACATTGGAAGAATTGAATGAATATTTACTTGAATCTATAAATAATGTTAATGGATTAATTGGGGTTTCTCTTAAACAAGGTGAAGGCATATTAGCATATGTTAACATGAATGCTGGTAGAGCTCAACACTCATATGATAACTTCACAGTTGTTGGTGATAGAAAAACAGTAGTGATAGATTTTTCATACAAATTCCCTGGTAAAAGAAAATTTGTGGGTGGTAGTACAATTGATTGTAGAACTTTTGATACGAAAAACACATCAAGTGTTTACTTGGAAGTTAGAGGTTCTAAGAAAGCTAAGCATATGAGTGGTAAGGCAGGTAAGATACTTGAAGATTTAATGGATCCAGTTTATTGGGAGGCTAAAGAATTTGCAAGAAAGACAACTAATAAGAGTAAGCTTAGAGATTACTTCTCAGATTTCCATTTCCAAAATGAAGACCTAAAGGATATATTCTTTGATGACCTAAGGGGTTCAGTTAAAACTGCTGAGCAAAACTCAAGATTACAATCAATAATCATAGTTGAATGGTTAGAATGGTTGTGTGCATCAGGTGGACAACAACATGCTAATAATGTGATATCACAGGTTGTAAGGTATGCTAGGTCTGAATCTGATTGGTCAGCTCCACATTTAGTTGTTAAATAAACTTATTTACTAATTCTGATATAATATTGCATGAATATAGCAGGATCAACGACTGTCTCTGGTGGATATGGAATGACAGGGACATCAATAACTATAAGTGGATCAACAGTTTCAATTGCATCATCAACAGTTGGGTATCTTCAAATACAATCACAAAAAACAACCTATCACATTTTAGGAGAAGATGTTGAAGTAGATGGTTATAAAGACTTTACAACCGCTTTATACATCTCAATGATAAATGTTGCGGGTAGGGAGTATTATGAGGAAGTTAAAAAGCAAGGTCTAAAATTTAGTGAACAAATTGACAATGCAATACAGAAAAGACCTACCATATACGAAAGAGAGAAAAAGCTAAATACTCTTTTATAAATTCACAGAGACATTGGAAACTTATTTAAATGATTTTATATAAATTATAAAATTAATAAAATCCAATGCTATGCGATTTAATCATTGACGGAAACTACATACTAAATAAAAATACTTTTACACTACATAAGAACAATCTTCTTTTTGGTGCTCTACATAAGTCTTTAGAGAATACAGTAAATAATTATAGGAAGTGGTATCCATTTGCGAATGTATATCTGGTATCAGACTCTAAAGAAAGATCCTGGAGAAAGCAATTATATTCAAACTATAAAGCTACAAGAAAAAAAGATTCTGACATAGATTGGAGTTTTGTTTTTAGTGCTTATGATGAGTTTAAGAACTCAATAAAAGGTGGTGTCAAGATATTTGAGGCACCAAATGTTGAAGGTGATGATTGGATATCATTCTTGGTGACAAGATCCAACTTAGAGGGTAGGTCAGTGATAATAGTATCAAATGACCACGATATTAAACAAATCGTAAACTATAGCATTGACCCATTATTCATTAACATAATGACTAATGAGATGTATAATAAGGAAAAACTATTTTTACCAAAGAACTATCAAATATTCCTAAATAAAGTATCAAAGTTACCAACTGATGATATATTTAACTTGAATGATAACTCTGACTTTTTAGGGTTGTTAAATAAGTTCATAACAAAATATGAGATAAATGAGGTTAACTCAATTGAATCACTTATTGTTAAGATAATATCAGGTGACCAGAGTGATAATATAAAATCTGTTTGGTCTATCAATAAAGGTGGTAAAGTAAGAGGTATTGGAGCAAAGGGTGCAAAATCTATTTATGATGATTACATTATGGAATTTGGTGAGGTTAATTTAACTGACCCTGATCTATATGAAAACATTGCCGACTTAATTTGTGAGAAAAAGAAATTAAGTAAGACATCAATTGAAGGTATTGTTGATAACATCAAGGATAATGTTAGGTTAGTAGATTTGAGACTTAATAATTTCCCAAATGAGATTGTTGATAAAATGGAAGGAGTTTATAATGAAAGGAGATCCTAATCAAATTAAAAAAAAGTGGTTGGGAAATCCTGATCAAATTAAAAAAAAGTGGTTGCCAATAATTGATAACCACTTTAATCTTAAGAATAAAAGAATAGAAGAACTAATATGCTTTTATTGTGAATGGTTGGCTATAACTGAAGAACCAGAATTAGCAAATAAATTAATAGATATAAAGGATAAGATTGATTCATTTGAAAGGATAGGGATAAAAAGAAAGGTATTTAATCCATCTTCTGGTGTTATTGAATATGAACTAGTAAATGGTAAATTTGTTCCAGAAAAAGGTGGAACATTTGAACTAAATAACGATGAACTAATAAAAATATTTGGAATTGAATTCATTCGAACAATTGATCCAGAGGGATTTAGAGATAATCAACTAAATAAACTAATATAATGGCAGAATTGATTGACGTTGTAAATGCAATGTTTAGAAATAAAAGGGATTGGGTTAAGATATCAGATGATGATAAATCAACATTCTTTTTTATATTTAATCGGTATTTCTCAAAAAAATATCCTGAGAAAGCTCAACTTTTCAATCTAAAAACAATAGATAAGGTATCTGCTTTAGATTTATGGTACAATTTCATGTTAGACAAACCCTATCCAAACTGGTTTTGGTCTAAAAGTGGTAAAACAGAAAAATCCGATATTTCGGAAAAAGATTTTACACTATTATTGATGAAATTGAGAATCAAAAAAGAGGACTTGGAATATTTAATAGAGAACCACTTTGATTTCATAAAAGAAGAGCTTAAGTATTATAAAAGTCTTGATAAATAACAACAAATAAAATAATAAAAATGATAACAATGACTAGAGAAGTTACTATGAAATGGTATGTAGTTAGAGCACAAGCTAATCGTGAGAAGTCTGTTTCCGAAAGACTTAAAAAAGAGGGAGAAAAGGGAGAATTGATGGGTAAGATCGGAAGAGTCCTTGTACCAATGGAGAAGTCTTTCTTTATGAAAGCCGGTAAAAAGGTAATGAGAGAAAAAGTTATGTACCCTGGTTACATCTTCGTTGAGACATCTGCAGTTGGTGAGTTAAAACAGTTAGTTAAAATTGTTAACGGTGCTACAGGATTTCTAACAAACAGAGCTGGTGACATCCAACCATTAACTGAATCAGAAGTTAATAAGATGATGGGTCAACATGAAGAAAACGAAAGTAAAGAAATATCAAACACATTCTGTGTTAATGAAGAAGTTAAAGTAATAGATGGTCCATTCAACGGTTTCAAAGGTACAGTTGAGTCCATCGATGAAGCCAAACAAAGAGTTAAAGTTGGTGTACTTATCTTTGGTAGAAAACAGGCTTTAGAATTAAATATGTTACAGATTGAAAAATCTATATAACGTCAATGGGATTGGAAACATCATATGGTGTAACTAAAGACAGAAAAATCTACGGAAATTGCCAAGTTATCTCACAAGAAGGCATTTTAATGTTTCGATGTGAGAAGAAACGAGCTGACTGGTATCTCAAGACACTTGATAAAAGTACAGGAGAACCAATCGGTGAGTTAGTAAGTGAAGACCCTTATACAGTTAGGTTGAAATTCAAGCCAAAGGGATTAGGTAATCACAATAAAGAATTTGGATTAACAGAAATGGATAATAGATGTGTGTCTTGTGGTACTGAAGAGTACTTAACAAGGCATCATGTCGTGCCTTATTGTTATCGAAAGTTCTTCCCAATCGAATTAAAATCACATAATTTTCATGATGTCCTTCCACTTTGTGTTTCTTGTCATGAGAAATACGAGAGAAGTGCTGATGACTTAAAGAATAGTTTAGCTATTGAGTATAGTGCACCAGTTAATGGTGAAACACTCAAAGATAAAAAGCTTATGAAGATAAGTAAATTAGCATCTACATTATTGAAAGAAGATATAAAGAAAGTACCAAGTAGAAGACTTAGAGAACTTAGAAAAAGTTTAAGAGATGAGTTGGGTATAAAAAGATTAACCAAAGATAAAATAATAGAGATGTCAAAATCTACACCAACAGTTGTTAAGAGAACACATGGTGAAATAGTGATGTCTAATGTAACAGATATACAATCATTTGTTGAAATGTGGAGAAGTCATTTCGTTGAAAATAATGATTGTCCATATCTACCAAAAAACTGGAGTATAAAAACTAAAATCGAGAGAAATGGAATTGCGTGATTATCAAAAGTCAATATTGACTAAAATAAATAATACTTCTAATGCTATAGCTCTTAAGTCAAGAAGAAGTGGTGCAAGCTGGATGGTTGCCAATTCTGCTGTATTCAGTATGGTCATGGATGAGTGGACTAAGACCGAAAAAAGAAAGAGAAAAATTAAGAACATATTAAATGACATCAAGTAACACATACATCTTGGAAGGTGTATTTACAGTTTTTGACCAAAAAACAAAAAATAGACCATATTACTTTGAATTTGAAAAATACCTTCGACCACTGAATAGAAGTGTTAAAATTAAAAACATATTAAATGCGTTCAAGACAACAAATACTACAAGAGAAGATTAGTCTAATCAATAGATTAATGGGACAATCAATGATAAGCACTGATTGGGCGATGAAGAATATTTTAGGATTTGATAGCATTGCCGATTTTAGAAAAGCCAAAATTAAAAACATACTAAATGAAATCAAATTTTAAGCAAAAGAAATATGACATTACCTACTTAAAAATGGCAAGAGAGTGGTCAAACCTATCTCATTGTAGTAGAAAGAAAGTAGGAGCACTCATAGTTAAAAATGGTATGATAATATCTGATGGATATAATGGTACACCAACTGGATTTGATAACTGTTGTGAAGATGGTAATGGTGATACAAATTGGTATGTGATACATGGTGAAGCTAACGCCATACTGAAGTGTGCGAGACATGGACATTCATGTGAGGGTTCAACATTATATCAAACTCACTCACCTTGCAGAGATTGTTCAAAACTTATACTACAATCTGGTATAAAAAGATTAGTTTATATAGAGGATTACAAAGACACATCGGGTTTAGACTTCCTAATGAAGGCAGGAATAGATGTAATTAAAATTAATATTTAATATGGCATTTGAAAAACTTTTATCTGATATGTATAGTCTAAATAACAATAACAGCTATACACAAAAGGATATATCACTATACCCAGTAGGTGAGTACAACTTAGATGGTATTATTGTTCTAATTGAAAATTGCAAAAGAATGGCATCAGATAATACCAATGTTCAATGGGCAACTGTGAGTCCATCACTTTGGTTAGGATCTTTTCTTGATAAACATTGGGATAAAATATCATACGTTTGTGCAGTACCAATATTTAATACTTTTAAAATTGTTGGAGATGAATTCATCTCAACTAAATATAAAGTTAGTGATACTATTGACTTTAATTCAGAAAAAGATCTTGATGATTTTTTTGAAAACAATAAATGGAGAAGACTCGTCCTATTCTATATCAATAAGGTTGTTAACCTTAAAACAATGGATATCACCTACAAACTTAGATATGCTGATATAACAGAAAAATTTGAAGAAAGAGATAACAAAATAAATAACATACTAGATAATGGAACTAATAACTAATAAAATTTGCATGGCTTTGGACTTAGGAGTACATGGTAACCTTTTCGGTGGAAAAATGATGTCCTTTTTAGACGAAGCAGCGGCAGCATATTGTTGCCAGATATGTGATACCCCAAGAATGATCACAAAGAAAATCGAAGAAGTCGTTTTTGAAAGACCTGTTAAAGTAGGTAATTTAATAAAGATATATGGGGAGGTTGATAAGATTGGTAATACATCGATAACAGTTAAGTTAGAAGCTCGTAAGCATAATGTTTACACAGGTGACCAACAAATCGTGTGCTCAACCAAAATGGTATTTGTTAGAATAGATGATGAAGGCACTCCAGTTCCTATATCAGAAAGAGTTAAGACAAGATATCAAGAACGTATTAAGAAATTCGGAAAAGGATTACTAACACCAGAAGAGAGAGAAAAAGAAAAAGAGAGTTAAATTAACTCTCTTTTTTCATTAGTAACTTATTCAGTCTCCAATCTCTTTCCTTTTGTTTATCCGTGTGTTCTAATTCATCCTCTGTGAAAAAGTATTTACATTGATACTTGCCATATTTGTCAGCCTTGAACGCGACATAATATTCTGACCTTGGTGTGTTGGTTCTATCTGAGTCAATATCTATTACAGTTCCCATCCATTTGGTCTCATAGACAAGTACTATAACCTCATCACCCTTTGAGAACTTGAAACTTTTTTCTGTATTGGATGACAGCCAAGTCTTTAGCTTTTGACTCAATTTCTGTATCAAAGTCATAACCATATGTTTTAATTTCTTCGTATATGTAATCAGCGTGTGCTGTTTGTTTACCTTTATTATCTTCTAATGTTTTTGGAGAACTGATGTGTGTCATAGCTCTCGTTGACCAAGTTGAAAGAGCAAGTTTGAGTGCATCTTCCATTGTTTGGTCTTGTGGACCGTAGTTGAAATGATGTTGGTCAAATACAATAGGAATACCTATCTTAGTATGAACCATATCATATAACATCTTAACTGAATATTGATTCGGTGAATCATCATTCTCAAGTGTTAGTCTCTTACGACAAGACTCAGACAACAGAGGGAATCTATCGACAAATCTTTGAGCCGCTTGTTCTCTTGTTGGTTGAGTTGTGTTGATGTGTATATTGATTGGATAGAATGTGGATTGTTCTAAACCCATTAAGTCCATCAACTCAGCGTGTTTGTTAAGTTCATCAATTGTTTTAGTAACAACAGATTCGTTCTCACTTGCTAATACATTAAAGGGACCTGGATGATAGGAAACTCTAATGTTATTAGATTTGATTTTATCACCGATAAGTCGTAAGTACGTTTGTATTGTCGGGAATTTAGGTAGGTCTTGAAAGTTATACTCAGTCATCCAAGGAAAAGAATCACTTGATAAACGATAGACATGAATATCATTCTTGATGTTATAGTCTAATACTTTCAACGTATCTTTCAGGTTGAGTAGTACCAACTCTGAAACATATGACAAACCTTTAGCATTAAAGGTTTTACGAACCATGCCTCTGTTGACAAGAATGTGATCTTTCTTAGGCTTACCTACATTACAACCGAGTGGTATACAACAATATCCAATATTTCCCATAATCATACAAATATACGAAGAAAATTTAATATATACAATATGAAAATTAGGAAATTCATAGAGTTTATAAATGAGGAGTTTAACGATACTCCAGAGACTTACATTGAAACTGCACTTAAAAGTATTAAGAAGAAGATAGATGATATGTTTGACTTCCAAAAAGAGGAAGGCGAAGAGGAAGAAAAGCCAAAGGAAATATCAGTAAAGGCAGCCAAAGCAGAAGGTAAGAAGAAAAAAGAGTCTATGTCATTAAAAGACTTAGGTGTAAGACTTGAAAGCTCTGAGATATCAAAGTACTCAAAGCAGTATGATAACCTAACCGTTAAATTCTCTGATGATGAAGCAACTTATAATCTATTTATTATGATAGAGTTGAAGAATGCAATCCCTAAAGATCCTGAAGCTGACTTTTCAATTGATGATATTGAGAAATGTTATATAAAATTCAAAAAGTATGACTTAGATACATTTGAAGTAGTTGGTCAGCTTAGTAAAAATGTTCCTATCAAAGATATTGATGAGGAATTCCTTATAAATCTTAAAATTGAATTAGACGAGAATTTCGATGAGGGAGAAGAAGAATTCTCCATAGAGACCGAATAATTGTTTAAGAGACCTCCATTTTTTTAATAAATAAGTCATTATGGCTTATAATATTGTTACAAATCTAAAAGTTATGCTTGAAGTTAAAAAGTGTAGATACTTCAAGGTCAATCTTGGTTTATCATCTACAATGGAGTCTAAAAATAGTGATCTTAGACCGTTGAATGATAAAGATAAGTTCAGTTACTTTTACAATACCCAGTATAAAGCAACCATCTATGGACAAGGTAATATCGGTGATATTAAATTCTATGTTGATCATTACATAAAAGAAGATGTATTAGCAGTTTATTACAATATGGAGGAATTCATATTTGAATTTGATAAACAAATGGTTAAAGAAAAGGGCATTGAGCATTTTATAGGTCACGTACTTAAGAAATTGGAAACAGAACACGAAGAAAGAATAAGAGAAGCTGAGAATAAGAAAATAGAATCCGAAAAGAGAAAGGCAGACGCCTCATTGATTTCTGCAAATCCTGGTGCTGTAACGTATGAAGATATTAAAGCATACATGGATAAGAAGAATAAGGAAAGATATTCACAAAATAATAGTAAACAAGATGAGACTAAATAGGGTTATTATGCTAAATATGTCTGGTGAAGATGTAAGATTCTTACAGACAAAACTAATGGAATATGGATTTTCAAAAGAAAAAGTCACCGGATTCTATGGACAAAATACTTTGGTATCAGTAACCAATTTCCAAAAAGCTGTTGGATTGAAGCCAGATGGCGTGGTTGGTATGGTAACTTGGAATAAGCTATTGGGATATAATCCTAATCCTACACTTGACATCTCATCTACACAAGAGCCTGTTGTTGCTGATATACCACTAAAGGTATCACACATTGGTCAAGATGGGTTTAAGATATATGATTTCTTATTAAATGATGAAGAATATATCAAAGAAGAAGTTAAAAAAGATACTATATGGTTACATCACACTGCTGGTGGTTCAAGACCAGATTGGACAATAGGTGGTTGGGAAAAAGACTTTATGAAGGATAAGAAAGGTAATCCTGTGTTAGATAAAAAAGGTAACCCAATCCCACTAAAAGTTGCAACTCATTATGTTATAGGTAGAAAATCATCATCAACTGGTGACGAACTATGGGATGGTAAGATATTAAAAGCATTTGATGATAGATACTGGGCATATCACTTAGGTATAAACGGTGCTAAGAGTCAAGATTTAAATTCTAAATCAGTTGCCATAGAAGTTTGTAATTACGGACCCTTAACACTTGGTAAGGATGGTAGATTCTATAACTATGTTAATAAACCAGTTATGGGTAGTGAGGTTGTTGAAGTTAATTTCAGAGGGTATCAATATTGGGAAAAATATACCGACAACCAAATAGAAAGTCTTAGAAGATTAATAATCTATGTCAAGAGTAGATGGAATATCGAAATACAAAGTGGTATATACAATGAGACTTGGTTTGATTATAATGCTGCTTGGTTCACAAATGGTGGTTTAAGATCACATACACAAGTTAGAACTGATGAGTATGATATTTTCCCTCAGAAGGAAATGATGCAAATGTTAAATAGTCTTTAATTGTAGATTAGAGCAGATAGAGTTTTCAGAATTATTAATTGATTTTCATCTGATAAATCATCAAAGTCCATTTCAATATCATAATCCTCATCAAAGATATGAACAACTACTTTGTTACTGGATTGTATCCATTCAATTGAATTTATTGTAATTGAGTCTAACTCAATATCAATAATCAATTCATTGACACCAATACCAAGTATTTTAATTATTTGTATAATTTTGTTTACCATATCTCTGTATATATTTTCTACGAAAAATAATTATTAAGGTGACATATTGAAATTCAAAAAATAATATATATTGTACTAAATAATTTTTTTTATGAATCTATTAAAATACGGAGATTACATCACAGAAAAGGTACTATATGACTTGATTTTAGAGTCAAAGGTCATTTATTCAAAAAAATTTATAAATTATCTAAATAAGATGAAATCAAATGAGATAGCAAAAAAACTAATCTCATTGTATAATAATGATATAAATGTTCAACACAACTATATTGATGTTGGTGATGGGCAAGATGTTGTATCATTCACACCTGATAGAAAGGCAAAAGAAATTGAACAAGAGAAAGCAGGTGAGGTATACAGAGTAACTGATGAAGAAAGATACCTAACTAATTCCTCTGCAAATGATAGAATTTATGAACTATTAGGTTATGAAAAGAAAGAAGGGGTTTGGTCTCCTCAATATGGTACACTTGGTGTGATAGTTAAGGAGGTTGTTAGTCCTAGAAGTGGTAAGGTTTATGTTTGGTTTAAAGGAATTGATGAGTGGGATGGTCAGGAAACTGTATTAAATAAAGAGGCACTTGAACCATCTGAAGGTTCCTCAACTTATAAAATATGGAAAACATCTAGAAATAATATAAAAATAGGTAGACTTGTTAGAGCTATCCTAACAGCTAGCGGTGAGAAATTTACAGACAAGGAAATAGAAGACTTTGTTAACCAATATAAAGCTACATATGACTTAATGGCAAACGCATTAATTAGATTTGATGTAGTTAGTGGTAGTGATATTGCTTATTGGTATAATTCTAAAAACTATGCTGATGAAGAAGCAGGGACACTTGGTAATTCTTGTATGGCAAATGTTGATGATGAATATTTTGACATCTACTGTGAAAACCCTGAGGTTTGTCAGTTAGTTATATTATTTGATGAGAATGGTGAAATGGTTGATGGTGGTTATAGATCTTCTAAGATTGTTGGTAGATGCTTATTGTGGACAGATAGTACTGGTAGAAAGTTAATGGATAGAATTTATACTAACAAAGATTCTGATGTTGAATTATTCAAAGAATATGGTAAGAAGAATGGATTTTGGTGGAAAAAGCAACAAGATTCAGATAACATCTACACAATGCAAAATGGAACTGAAAGTAAAGATAGTGGCACTATAATAATAAAGCTTAAGAAGACATCTTTCGATTCTTATCCATATCTCGATACATTTTTTTATCTAAATATGAGAGATAAATATCTAACAAATGATGATGATGAACCTCGTGATAGGTCTTTAAGAAGTACCGGAGGTGGATATGATAGGTTTGCATAGTTGTTCCAGTGCCGCCATATGATTAAAAAAACCAGTCTTAATGACTGGTTTTTGTTTTAATCTAATCTGTTTGTGTGATGATGTGGGTTATCTTTTCTCTTTTCCTCATCCCAATTATCTCCCTTGAGAGTACCGAACCCGTTAGATACAGCACTTGAAATATCATTAACTGCTGATACTGCCATTAATACCTCATTAACCTTTTCAACTCGTTTATCTCTGGATAAATCAGTGAACCATTTATTCTGATATAACTTATCAACGATATCAGCCGCCTCTTTAATTCTTTTAAGATTATCTTCCATTTTTAGTTATTATTTTTATATTACATTTATCTCATGAATACTTCTCTTGTTAACAAGATTTGAGATTGATTTAGCAATTAATCTATCGCAAGACACAATTGTTAGTTTAGATGGTTTTGTGTGTAGGTTTGGTTCAATTGTGTCTGAAACTAATAATTCAAACAATTGAGAATTTTCTAAGTTTTCATATGCCTTACCACTTAGAACACCATGTGTTGCAATTGCTCTAACGGATTTAGCACCACTTGCCATAACCAATTCACTTGCCTTTTTTAAGGTACCAAGTGTGTCAGCCATATCATCAACAATGATAACATTCTTCCCAGAAACATCACCAACCAATTCCATAGAATGGATTTCATTTGGTTTAATTCTTTTCTTATTTATCATTGCGAATTGAGCATCGGGGAAAGCCTTACAGAAATCAGATGCTCTTTTAACTGCTCCTTGGTCTGGAGCAAGAATAACCATATCTTCGATTTTATGGTTCTTTATGTAGTCTATGAATATTTTATTACCATTCAAGTGTATAACTGGGATATTGTAGAATCCCTGAATAGCAGACGCGTGTAGGTCAATTGTTATAAGTCTTGTAACACCAACTTTATCAAATATGTCGGCTAATACTTTAGAACCAATTGACGATCTCAAATGGTCAGTTTTATCCTGTCTTGAATAACCTTGATATGGTGCAATTAATGTAAATGATTTACATCCAGCTCTTTTAGCGGCATCAGCTACCAGTAATGTTTCCATGATAGCATCTGATGAATTTGTAGTCTGTACAAAGAATATATCTTCATCACGTACAGTTTCACCGAATAGTGGAAGGATTTCACCATCTGCGAATTTATCTATTTGTAGTTTCCCTGGTACTAATACCTGACTTGGGTAAGTATCCTCATTTAGGATGGAACAAATTCTTCTTGCTAAGGTTTTACCTGATGAACCATTAAAAATTTTCATAGTGTTATTTTTTATTTTTATTTATGATATCTTCTATAATGGATTCCATATTTTTCACTAACCCTTTATAGAAAGTACTGTTTGGATTTTTAGAAAGTTGTTCTTTGTAAGACTCTAAACTCTTTTTGTAAATATCCAATAGTTGATTATTTTCTGTTTTCATTTAGTATAATATCAATTGTTGAGTTCCTTACATTTTTTCTCGATGGTATAAATCTAGCCCTTGTTACTTTTATCCAATGTTTGAATTTAAGCACAGGTCTATCAACAAGCTCAAATTTCTTGAGTTTGCTGTTCCATTTTCTAATTTTTGTTTTTGATTGTTTTTTATCCACCCATTTAGCATTCTTCCATTGAAGAAGAACTGTATATTGCCTTTGTGATGTTAGAGAGTTAAACCAAATCAGATTTTTACCATCTAATTTGTTCTTAAAAGATTTAAGTTCTTTGTTAATCTTTCTAAGACGTTTACTTTTCTTTGATAGCATAGATAATCTTTTATATTACAAATATACAAATTATATTATTAATTTCCTACTTTGTAGATTTTTTGATGGCTACCATCAGAGTATTCATATATGATAACCCCATGGTAGTCATCTGGGTTTTGTATTTCAACACCCATTAAATTTAATGACTTAACTATCTTTTTACTCATTGATTTAGTGTTGTCAACTACTATTATGTTAAATGTTTCCTCTTGACCATTGAAATCAACTTGTGTTAATCTATAATAGTTATAAGATTCTCCCTTGAATGAGAAATCCTTATATGAGTATGTAGTACTAATATTTGAGTTACCCGCCCCATTCAGTATGCTAATTTGCTCCCAATTAATACCATCTATTGATCTTTCTAACCTGAAATAATTATTATTTGTTTCCGTCGCACATGTCCAGTTTATTAAGTTATACTTTTCTATATTTTCACCGGTAAATGATACCAATTCAATAGGTAAGGGACAAGCAATTGTATAACAAACATCAAAGCTCGGTCTTCTGACTCCAACTCGTAATGTGCTAAAATATGGATCAACATACTCTCCTTCGGTTATTGATAAATCAGCGTTTGATGCATAAATCGTGGTTCCGGCAACTCCTGTTCCTGTTACATATAGATGTCTATTTGCGATTAGGTTATCACTTCTTGTTAAGTAGAAAGATTGACTGCCCCCGACTGGAATAGTTATATTTACTGCTATTGGTATCGCAGTTGGTGCTGTAGTTGATGTACCTGTTAAACTAGCTACGGTTCCAACTAATGTCCAAGCAGCAGCAGTTGTTTCAAATCCTATAAAAGTTCCAGTTTTTGTATAAATTCTATACCCTGATGTGCCTTGAAATCTAGCCTCAAAACTATTAATTACTATCGGACATGGATTTGTATTTATTATCTTAACCATCCACCCAGCCCAGTAATTTGTCCAGACTGGATATCCAGTTGATAAAAAAGGACTACCACATGCGGCTAATGGTGACATTGACTTCAATTCGGATGATTGAATTGAATCATCTATCCTCCAATCAACACCAGCATGTAAAACGTTTTGTGATTTTATAGATAGTGCGATTAGTAATAAAAATAATGTGAGTATTTTTTTCATATGTTTATATATTGTATTTCTGAGACCATATCCAGGCACTTTTAACCATTTCCGATACCCCAAATTCTGGCTCCCATCCTAATTTTTTCTTTGCTTTAGAAGAGTCTGAGAATATTTGATCGACATCTCCAGCTCTTCTTCCAACTATTTCATAATTTACTTTGACATTATTTTCTTTTTCAAAAGAGTTTATTGCTTCAAGTACACTCACCCCATTTCCAGTACCTAAATTAAAAACATCGTACTTATCATTATTGGTGAACATATAGTCAAGTGCTTTAACGTGAGCCTTTGCTATATCACTAACATGAACATAATCTCTTATAGCAGTTCCATCTCTTGTCGGGTAGTCACCCCCAAATATAGACATTTTTTCATTATTTATAACAGAATTACAAATAATTGGAAATAAATTATTTGGTTTGTTTATTGGTGACTCTCCAATTAGTCCACTAACATGGGCACCAACTGGATTAAAGTATCTCAGTGATATCCCTCTTAGATTTTTAATATTTGTGAAGTCTTTAAGTATTCTTTCACCAACCATTTTTGTATAAGCATATGGTGATTCTGGTTCTGATACTTTTGTATTTTCATTAACAGGTAAGCTATCAACGTTGCCATATATTGAACAAGATGATGAGAATATAAACTTTTCTATCTTATACATCTCACAATACTGTAGCATGTTTATTAATCCATTTATATTGTTGTCATAATATCTCAATGGGTCATCAACTGATTCACCAACTGATTTATATGCTGCGAAATGTATAACTGCATCAATTTTTTGATGTTCTAATATGTCATCCATTTGGTCTCTGACATCTTTGTGATATACTTTAATAGATTTCCCAGTTATTTGGTTTATCTTATTCAATATCATTGGGTCTGAGTTTTCAAAGTTATCAAAGACAACTACTTCGTACCCACTATTTAATAATTCGACTACTGTATGTGAGCCGATATATCCAGCTCCTCCTGTTACTAATACTGTTTTCATTTAAGAATGCCTTTAATATTTGCTTCTGAATAATTTACTGATTTCAAAACCTTATCATCACCATTTCTATAAACGATATACTTGCCGTTTACCTCTTTGTAGTACCCTTCTGTTCCATCTTTTTGTTTATAGTGTGATAATGTTGCTAAGGCTTCTTGGACTGTGTTACAAGCTTTACTCATATTACTTCTTTGAACCTCATTAAATATCTCAACAAATTTATCTCCTAATCCAAATTCAAGAACTGCTCCTGATAATACATATTGTAAATCAGCTAAAGCATCTGCTACCTCAACTATATCACCGTCTTTAATTGCTTGTGATAGTTCATCAAGTTCTTCTTGTAAAAGATTTACCCTCAACTCGCATCTTTGTTGTGATGGTATTTGTGGTGTGTCCAATATTGGAGCATTGAATGTTTTGTGAAATTCACCTACTTGGTTTAATGAGTCTATTTTATCCATTTTTATCTAAATTTTGGTTGTTATATCAAAAAAATAATATATAGTTTATGAAATATATCAAGCTATTTGAGAAATTTAACTTTGATGAACTGGCAATCCTGTCTGAATTAGAGAAAGCTATTCTACATATTGTAAGAGTACACGAGAAGGCTTACTATGACGAGACAAAGATATCCGATGAGTTTATGTTCAAGAGAGATATTAAAGATTTGATACAAATGGGTCTTGATAAAAAAGGATTTGAACTAAACCCAAGAAAATACCCAAAGAACCCCAATATGTCAAAGGGTTTGACAGCTGATCACATCTTAGCTACAATTAGTGACTATCAGTATGGTATGTATGGTGAAGACAAATTGGGTATAGACAGTGATGATGCCGAATCAAGTTTAATATTTGAGTTGGTTGTTTTATTAGAACCACTACAAAGAAGAACAGATGACGTTATTACCAGTAGTTACTTCATAACTGACCTAACCAGTAGGATAAAAGATGCAATGGCATTCACAGAGGATGGCATCTATCAAAGAATTTATAAGTAATATGAAACATATATTAGATTAAAATCAAATGGAATTGGCGGATATGTTAATGATAAAGGACAGGTTTTAATACACAATACTACAAGTATTAATAATATCAAGCTAATTTGGGTACCTGAAGTATCATTTGATGACTTTGCTAGTGTTCGTAATGGATCTGATGCATATGGTTCTAGTCAAAATGAGATTGACAGTATAGTTAGAGGTTACAGAGAAGGTGACCTAAAAGATGTTGATAAAAATGAGATAACATTATCTGGTTGATGAGTCGTTTTATCCAAAGCTCATAGAGTATATAAAATCAAAGAGTAATAAATAAGGGAACTATATACTTATTTAACCTAATTCCTACTAATTATATAAATAAAATTAGGAAAGTTTAATTATTTTATTTACATTTGTAAAAACTTTTCCGTGATTTTATCATATAATATGTATGATAATCTTACAGAAATTCAATAATTTAGTCCAACTTTTCACATACTTTAATAATGAACAAGTATGTAGAGAATACTTGGAACAAATTAGATGGAATGGTAATATAACCTGTCCTTATGAAGATTGTAAGCACGATAAAGTTTTCAAATATAGTAATGGTAAAGTTTATAAGTGTGATAAATGTAAGAAACAATTTTCAGTAAGAGTTGGAACAATGTTTGAAGGAAGTAAAATATCTCTACAAAAATGGTTTGCTGCTATTTATCTCATAACTTCTCATAAGAAAGGTATATCATCTTTACAATTACATAAAGATTTAGGAATTACTCAAAAAACTGCTTGGTTTATGCTTCATAGAGTTCGTCATAGTTTAGGATTAAATAATCAACCAACTGGTAAATTAGAAGGAACTTGTGAAGTTGATGAAACTTATATTGGTGGTCAAGAAAAGAATAAACATCAAAGTAAGAAAACAAAAGGAACACAAGGTAGAAGTTTGAAAACTAAAACTCCTGTTGTTGGTATCATTAAAAGAGGTGGTGAATTGAGAGCTAATGTTGTAGATGGAACATCAGGAGAAATCTTGAAGAAGTTTATACATGAGAACTTGAAATCAGGAAATCCATTAAATACAGATGAATGGTTAGGATATAAAGGATTATCTAAAATCTTTGATCACAAAGTGATTAAACACAACCAAAAAGAATATGTTAAAGGTGATATTCACACTAATACAATTGAAGGATTTTGGGCAATTTTGAAAAGAGGAATAATGGGTATTTATCATTCTATGAGTAGAAAACATTTACAAAGGTATGTTGATGAATTTGTATTCAGATATAACACTCGTGGATTTTCAGAAAGTTATAGATTTGATTATGTCCTTAATAATATTAACAATCGTTTAACTTATAAAGAATTAAAAAATGTTGGAAGTAATTAAAAAATGGAAATTGAACCAAACATTATTGGCTCAGAAAATGGGAATGTCAAAGGTTGTTTTTGGAAATAAGTTGAATGGTGATGGATTTTCAGATG